TATCTTCGATTGCTTCTTCGGTCAGGCTAAAGCCAAGAGCAATGGTTTCGTGGTTGTACCGCGCAGTCCATGCTTCCTGTGCATTGTCATAAGCGATGGCTTGGCCTTCGTTTTTGACTGGTGCAGCAGAGAAACCAGACAGTTTGGTCTCTTCTTCAAACGAACGCTCAGAGGTTTCCGTTTCGTAAATCTCTTTGTGCTCTTCGCCGTAGCGAGAATACTCAAGACCGAAAAGGGCGTTCAGACCGGGGAGCAGCTCTTTAAGTAGCTGTGCGCGTGAGATAGCCATGAGTTACTCCTTAAACGCTGGTAGCGTTGTAGTAGCCGTGATAGCCAAAGTTCCACTTAACCAGAACTTCAGGATATCCGACGAATGCAACAGCAGAACCGCTTGCGGCAGTGATGCTGGCCGAAACGGTGACAGCGGTTGTACTTGTCACGGCGGTGACGTAGGTGTTGTACCCAGCGCCGCCAGCACCAGCCGTGAAGTTAGGGATAATGACCTGCATACCGGGATAGACACCAGTAGTCGAAGCAACCGTCAATGACGTAGACGATGCCGCCGCAGTCAACGAAGTGGTAACCGTAACAGCCGACTCTTCAACCATAGCAATAACGCGGAAAGCCGTTGCGTTGCTGTTGGTTTTGATGAGGTTACCGGCACCGTTACTTGCACCAGCGGTGTTAGCAACTACGCCGCCAGTGGAGTTACCTGTGGTGGTGCTACCAACGTTAGCGCCAACGTAATAAACGTTAGTTCCAACGAAGATTGGAGACATGTAACCAATCGTGCTAAGAGCCGTTGCCGTGTTGGTCGAAGCTGCTGGCATAGACAGAACAGCAGACTGGAACACAGTGTCAGGGTCATCAACAACATAACCAACTGCATCAATTGAGTTCGTGCCGGCAGGCCAGTATTGGGCGCGTTGGCGTCCAAACAGAGGGCCAGACGGAGGCGAATACTCACAACCGACAAACACACCAACCGTTGAAGGAACAACAGTTTGCGCGGCTTGCGAGGTCGTGCCAATTGCCAAGGTGCTGATTGCCAGCGTACCAGTGGTGGCTAGTTGTACAACGTCGCCGTTAAAGAGGCCGGTGTTATACCCTTGAAGGATATTGTACATGCGAGTAGAACCCGCAAATACCTGCCCACCAATCAAATTGACTGGCTTTAGCCCATAAGGGGCTGAAACAACAGGATAAGCCATTTAAAGCTCCAAAAAGTTTAACTGCCTTTGCCAAAACTAACCGTGGAGCGCCGTTCGTTAAAGATTGGCATTCTTGGGTCACTTTGGCGCATAAGATTGTTGTCTACTGATTCCGTCTGCTTACGAGACATGTCGTCAAAGTATGCCGCACGTTGTTTCATAAACTCTTCAGGAATCTTGCAAAGCAACAGCCCACCAACTTCAATGTTGTCTTTGAATCGACTATTGGGGTCAATGAGCATTTGAAACTGTGGCTGCTCTTCTAGCTTTACTGGTTCCCAGCCTTCCCGCAGTTTTGCGGAAATGTTGCGGGGGTCAGCATTGCCATTCAGAGACACCCTAACCCAACGATAGGTGTACCCAGCTTGTTTGTCCGGCTCCGGTAGAAGCTCTGGCGGACGCCAAAACTCAGGACGGGCTTCAACAGAACGGGTTTCAAGATTGCGAGGTGTACGGTCAGCCATTTTATGACTCCAGTTTTAAGACTTCCCGAGCATACTGCTCAGGAGTGATTCCAAGTTTCTTGGCAATGTTGACCTGTGAGGTCTTCAAAGCAATGCGCTTGGAAGATGTGCTGCGAGTTGCGGGAGCCACAACCGAGCTTTTGGGGGTTGCCTTTGGAAACTTCTCAGGAAACCTCTGTCGCATTGTTTTATCAATGCGTTTGTAGTATTCGTCAGAAGCCACGACAACGCCTTCGTCTTTCAGTGCTTCGTGCAAGGCCAGAGCCATGCCCGTCATCACCTTATCTTGACCAAACCACTGATTCTGTTTTTGCCAGCGAACAGCAGTAGGGTCAACCTTTGGCCTCTGTGTTTCTATTGGAACATGAAACTCTTCCTCTTGTAAAGAGGGTCTATAGTTTTTAACACGCTCGCTATCATTAGCAAGTCTGTTTACTTCCAAATTGGCTTCAAGGATTTTGTCTGTATCACCAGACTCATATGCCTCTTTATAAGCCTTCTTTGCTTCGTTTAGTTGGCTTTCAATTGCCTTTGAAACGGCTGAATGAGTTACCTTTTCAGTCTCAGTTAAAGACGATTTTAGGCGTTTATTCTCTTCAAACAGGCGTTTTGCAAGCTGCGTAGCCTCTTGATTTTCACGCAAAACACGCTCTTTTTCGCGTCTTTCGTCGTGTGCAAGTCGCTTTAAAGCTACAAGTTTGCCCTTTACTTTGGCAGAATAGTCCTCTAATTCGTCGTTATAGAGGTCTTCTGCTACCTTTTTGGGCAAAGGTTCCCGGTTTTTGTCCTTTTCCGGGGTGTCATCTTCAATATCTACCTCGATTTCGTCGTTTTTTTCCTCTTTTGCAGAGGTTTTTTCGACTTCATCGGGGAATTTAAACTCTTCTTTCTCAAATTCAGCCATTTCTAACTCCTTATTTACGTTTGATGCCGCGTGGGTCATCCACAACAGCCTCAATGGTGTCGTCGTTAATCAAACGGAAGTCTTTGCCGTGGATTACCAGCCTAGAACCTGCGTTTGGACGTACTAGAACGAAGTCTCCTTGCTTGCACCAAGGGCCAGAAGGGAACTTCTTGAAGTCTTTGTATGCGTCTGGACCCAAAGCAACCACAAAAAGCACCGTGGTTAGCATTTCTTCGGTGTAAACGGTCTGCGAGGACTTGATTAGTCCGTTTTCAAACTCCTCTTCTACCTCTGGGACTGCACAAAGGATGTGATACCCGGCTGGTTGTGGGAGTTGTTTGGCTTTATCTTCGGCTTCTTGTGGAACTTCGCCGTTTTCAGTAGCCAATATCAGTTTAGTCATCAGAGTCCTCAAGTTTATCAAGTAGGTCTTTTACATTTAAACGGGCAGTGTGCAGACCTTTAATCACACCAACCATCTCTTTGTACTCTGCGTAGTCTTTAGGCGAACCGTTTCCGGTTGCCTCACGCAGAAGTTCAATTCTGTCGTCTATCTGTTTAATCAGAAGATGTAGGTACTTATCAATCATTGCTGACCTTTTCGTAATCTAGCTTGTTCGATTGCGGTTTGAACCCCCAAACGGGTTCTTTCTAGGTCATGGTCATGCTCATTACGAGCGGTTGCCTGTTGCGTTTGCGCTTGGATACGCATTGCATCTGTTTGAGCTTGTTGCTGGATTCTTTGCTGCTCAATCTGAAGCTGCTGCCCTTTCATTTGAGCATCAACTTGGTCTTTTGCTGCCTTTCTTTGGATTTCTTGCTGTTTAATCTGGAGTTCCTGCTGTTGCATTTGGATAAGAGGGTCTTGAGCTTGCTGCTGCGCTTGCTGTTGCTGTGCCTGAGCTTTGTCTGCTTGAAGCAGTTGCTGCGATGCAGTAGCAATCAGTTTAGAAAGTTCAACTTCAAGCTCTTTGGGCATTTCTTTCTCTGGCGGCGGCATCGTAACGCCCATCTGCTTTTCTAGTTTTGCCCTATAAGAGAAGCCAAGATGGTCTGCAATGTGCGCTTGTAGAGAAGCCATAATCATGTTGGCTTGCGGGTTTTGCCCAATCGTTTGCATAACAACCGGGTTTTGCATAAACGCTTGGTGCGCTGCAATATGCGCGTCTTGATCCTGATAGATAAACGCTTTTAAGGGTTTACCCTTCATTGCCTGAATGTTTTCAGACATTGGGTCCATTGGTTTCTGGTCATCTTCCAGTGCAACCAGTTTTTCTGCGTTTGGAATACTCAGAACATTAAGCATTTGCCTATGAAGATAGGCTAGGTCATACAACTGAGGAGCTTGTTGGGCTAGTTGCATAACTGCTTGATATTGAACAACCTTTTGCGAAAGAGTTGCAGCATTAGGGTCTGACACGGGGATAACATCCACCATTGCATAGTCAGACTTCTTGGCTTTTCTATCCCCTTCTACGGGCTGGTACTCATACTCCTCGGGCGTATAGTCAGCAATAATCGTCTTGAGAAGACGAAGCTCTTGCTTCATCGAGTAATGGATGCGGGCTTGCACCGCGCTCATTACTTTTAGAGTACGCTCTAGGATAGCTAGCGTTGTACCAACGGGTGCGTTGGCAGACATGTCCGAAGCCTGAAGGTCTGCTGTGTTGGCAAACCGGCGACCGTCCTCAACGATTTGGTTGAGAAGCGTAAGAAGGACTTGGCTTGGCTCCTTGTAAGGAAGAAGCATCAAGTTGTCTTTGATTGCCCCCGAAGGAACGTCTACATCTCTGAACTCGGCTGGGGCGATTGGGGTATCGTCGCCTTTGACCCGCATTCCTCTTGTTTTAAAGCCTCCGGGCAGATTAGCAAGAGTTCCGGCGTCAACCAGTTGCCGAATGATAGAAGTGCCAGACTTGGCGAAAGCCCCAATGAGATGAATAAGGCCAAAGCAATAAAATCCAAAACCGGGAATGTACCCATAATGAACAAAATGCTGGCGTTTCTTGTGTGTTTCATCACCTTCTTCCCAGTTCCTGCGAATGGCAAGACACTTGTTGCTGCCCTTTTCAACTGTTACAAGATATGGCAGTGCTAACCCAGTGGGACCGTCTTCATCCTCATGCTCAAGTCCGGGGATATCCAGATTTACCTGAATCTCAAGCAACTTGTATCTATCGTCTGATGTGGCCCGAAATCCCATCTTTTCAGCGATCTTCTTCTCAACCTCATCTAGAGTGTTGTTGGGTTCTCCCAGATCTATATCGGCATAGAAACCCATTACTTGAAGCCGTCTGACCTCATTCTCTGTCTTTCGCATCACATGGGTGACGCGAGGTGATGTCTCTATATTAGAAGCTCCGTAAGGAACTACAACGTCCTCCGCAGGAACAAAGATGGCAGTCTGCCTGTTTAAACCGGGGTCAAAGTAGACTTTACGGAAGGCATTGCCTGAGATTCCCAATCCCCACAGAAGACGTTCCGTTTCCGGGCGGTACTCGGTCATTTCGTCCGTTAACCGATAGTTCATATCGGTTTCTACGCGGGCGGCGGCGTCTTTCTTTTCTGGGGTTTCCTTGCCGATAATCTCGGTCTTTACCGGCCCGGAAGCAGGAAAGATCTCCATGATTGTCTCTGCTTGGAACTTAACCAGAGCTTCAGAGAGGAGAGGATGGTAGACACCACAAGCACCGGGCCATGGATCCATGCGCTCTTCAATCTTCAATCCTAGAAGCTCAAGACCATCTACATAGGTCTTAATCCAATCTTTACGGGATGAAAGGTCATCTTCAAAGTCGGAAATGATCTCAGAGACAAGCTCTTCTACAACACTGGAGTCAAGATGCTCAACAAGGTTTTCATCAAACCCAATTGGCTCTTCAAGA